AGGCACAGCGTAGTAAGGTATACGCACAGGCTTGAATGGGTTTAGAACCATTCTTAATACGTGACCTTGACACACCCATATGTTACAATTTATTTGTTCTAACTCATTTAGTTCTGCAGGTATGTCTACACCGTTTTGTTCTAATATGTCTGCATCTACATATCCCCAGAACTCTAAAACTTCGTAACGCTCTGAATAATTTTCTATAGCATAATCTTTCATGTCGTCTTCCCAATACTTTTTATCGTATTGTGCGCCCATATCAAGACACTCTTCTATTGATTCTTCTCTGAAGTATGGTCTATTCTTTAAATTACGCATTTGTGTTTTAGATAACTTGTGTCTCTCCACACAGTATTCAGCTTCGTCCATGCTGTACGCATCAGGATCAGGATAGAAGTTCCACATAGAAACGTGACTTGTTGATGGCACTGTTTTTATTATGGGATCATACTCTCCTTCATCATTCCAATTAGGATACTCTTTGTCTAGTGCAAAAGGTCCTTTCATAATACCTGTGCCAAACAATGCCATCTCAAAGGCTGTGTTTCGGAGTTGTTTGTTTGCACCTGACTCCTCTAACTGATCGTGTATCTTTTTTTCCATCTTCTTTGCTGCAACCATAGCAGGGTGGAAAGTAACAGTCGTTTGTGTTTTACCATCTCCTTCTATTATCTTTTCTGACACACCGTTTAACTTATTCTTCTCTGCACCTAATCTGTTCTGTACATCTTGTATAGTATCACCTGGCTTTAATTTACCATCAGGTGTAAATAAAAAAGGCTCTGAAGGTTTTTCTTCAAAAGCCTGTCGCAGTTCTTCTTGTCCCTTTTCTGCATTAGGATCTATATTTATGTGTACCGACTCAGCCACACCGTCAGGTAGCTTTGTTGGATTAACTGTGAGAGGAAAGGTATTGTTACCAAATAGAACGTCAATTATTTGACCATAAGCTGCTAATGTTTTTGTTTTAGTAACCTTTACAAACACCCTAGACTTTTCTGTTTCAGTAAACTGAACATCAGGTCCATACAATCCTCTATAATTTCTGTACGCTTTCAGCCATCTTTGTTCGTCTTGTTGTCTTACATCTTCTGCTCGTTTAAATCTGTTTTGTACAAAACTTACTACGTCACCTTCTGATCTTAGTGCAGGATCATCGTCCTGTATTACGGAGACACCATCGGTGTCAAATGCTACTTCATTATCTTCTGCCATATTTAGTATCCAAAACTAGGGTCAGCGACTTGAAAACCTGTTCGCTGATTTACAGGGTTATAGTCCCAAATGGAACTTCTAGGTCTTGTCATCACACCATAACGCAAAGCGTCATACATATGATCCATGCTATTTGTGTCTACGTCTTCGGAGTTTTTCTTGTCCAAGGGTAAACTAGGGAGTTGAGATATAAGCTGTGTGCAATTATTAAAAATAACAAGACGAGGCTCTTCGGTATGTTCATCAACCTGCAATCGTCTGTGTAATTCGTTTTTTCCTGCAACTCTACTACCTCTGCTTCTATCTGATGGTCGCCACTTACAACCTCTAACAATCATCTGTTCTGCTAGACTAGGGCCAGTGTCACCCCTTTTGTGCCATAGTGAACTATCTAAAACTCCGTATTGTATTCTACCATCCTCAGCTTCTAGCTCTAGTATTCTATCAGCCAAATCTACGGCTAACACTTTTGACACCTGTAACTCTCTGTACACAACAAGCTGTTCAGCAGGTGTTATGGCTAACCAAACGACAGCAGAGTAACTTCCATAACCGTAGTCACACGCTCTAAACTTTGTCCAACTAGACGGTATCTTGTACGGTTCAACAACGTGTTTTGTTCTGTCAAACTCAGGGAACGCTGCTCCTTCAGCTACGTCCCAATTACCCTCTAGTAGTTGCCTCCTCTGGTGTTCTGGCAAAGACAGTAGCATTGCCTCATAGTCACCTGACTCAGCTAAATATGGGTTGTCAAACAAATTAGCAGGTATGAAGCGTCTTCTAAAAAGAGGTTGTCCTTCTCTGCTATGACCTTGTGGAAAAGTAATAACATTACCTGTTTCCGTATCCGTTGCCCAAAACGATGAGTTGGGTGGGGATGGGTCGATGAATGTCTTTTTTACCCATTGATGTCCTGGTCCTCCAGGGTTAGTTGTTGCTCTCATATACAGTCCCAGTGTCCTGTCTGCACTTCTGAGTCGTGAGCGCATATAGTCCCAAGCGTAAGGTGTTGCCCACTGCGTAAGTTCGTCAAATCCTATCCAGTTAAAAGCCTGACCTTGATAACGCATCACATCTAGGTCACGGTCTAGGTAGGACATCCACAGTCGTCCCCCTTTTGGAGTAACCCACTGTGACTTTCTCTCTGACCATTTTATCCCTGGAATTGCTTTTGGGTACAACTCCTGAGACTTTTGTATCAGCTCTCTTAGCTCCTCCGTTGTGTGTCGAACCAACAGTCCACTGAAGTTAGGATTGTTTAGTCCTCTTAGTGGGTCAGCTAACATGGCAAATGATTTGCCTCCTCCTGCTGCTCCACCATATAACACCTCACGTTCTGAGGATGCTAGAAAGTCTGTTTGAGGTCCTTCGTTTGGTCTGAACAGAACCTCTTGTTCTTGTTGCACTTCTGGTAGTGCTATCTCTTTTACAACTTCAGGCTGTGCTATCTGCTGTTGTATAACTTCCTGTTCTTTGGGTTTCGATTTTCTCGATTTCTTGTATCGTCTTTTCGAGCCTTCTGGTAAGCTCCCTCTTAATCGTAGCTGATTTTTTACGTCTTCGCTCAATATCTATTCTCTTCTTTAAACCCATGTGTGATATGTAACGTCCTGCTTCCTTGCTTAACCAGAGGGCAACCTCTCTATAACTATACTGTTTAAGATGTTGCTTCGCTTGTTCTAGTGCATCCAGTTCTTCTTTTATTGGTAATAAAAAATCTGCATCATCAGGATCTTCTTTATAACCAAAAGGAACAGTTCTTGCTACTCTAGGTATTCTACTCCACTCTTTTACTTCTATGTCAGGCTTAGGTAACGTCCAATACCCTAAACCGTTCCTATCCTCACTCATTTGTTCCTTCTTTAGCAGGAAGAACAAACAACCCACCTGAAGATTCTACGTTTACTTTTTCTGTTTTAATGTATCCTGCTCTGTCCAATAAGTCTTTTGCTGCTGCCATTTTATCACGAATACCTAACTCTGTAGGATCATTTAAAGCGTTACCCATTGCCACAGCAGCTTTTGGTGCAATACGAGCCATATACTGTTTTGTTGCATCATCTATTTCATCTTTTAAAGCTTTTATTATGTCTGATGTTGCTGTGCCGTCTGAATATCCTGCTAACTTTTTAGCTGTCACAACGTCCCCACCTGCATCTTCAAATAATACAGCCATAAACTTTTGTTGTTTTTCAGTCAGTATTTTTGTCATCTTTTTCCTTTATAACCTCTTCTACCCACGCACCGTTATTGCCAGTATGTTCACACACTTCACATCTATCATCTTCTATGTGACTTCCACATACTTCACAAGTAGGTTCATACAGCATTATACACCAGACTTTTGTTTTCCGACACTGCCAACAATAGTTTCAACAGTTTCTTCAGGGACACATATAATCTTCTCAGGTCTTCTGTCCCCATATTGATTAACTAATGCTTCCATTATAGGAAAAGGATTATCTCCTACAAATTTTTGACACATATATGCGTTGTGGAAATGTCCGTGATCTTCAGGATGTTGAAATATAAATATATCTTTTGTACCATCTGCATACACACCAGACATTATTGCTACTATAAACCATGCTTTTACCATTTACTTTACCTTCCTGTACGCTCGTGTTTTCTTTGCGATGCCTTTTGGTTGCTTGACGAATTGTTTACCTGCTTTTGTGCCTTTTCTTTTAGCTCTAGTTGTCGCTGCGTACTCTTGGGGTGATAGAGCCTTGATTGCAGCCTCTGGAAGATAACGTTCTCCAGTTTTGCTACTGGGTTTACCACTTTTTGTTCTCCACTTCTGCTTAGACCATGATTTAAGACTTCGTTGACTTTTTGCGAGTGCCATTCTTTTTTGCCTTACTAGGTAATATACCTTTGTTTACGGCTCTAGCTCTTTCACTAAAACCTAGTTTCTTGCCTGTTTTAAGCTTTTCTCTTATTGTTGACAGTTTTGCTACCAACTCTTGCTCTCTTTAATTGTTGCTTTGCTCTTTTGGCTATACCTGCTTGTTGAGGTTTACCACCGTACTTACTTCTCTGTTCCATAACTGTAAGTATCTGTATTTTACGAGCGTAAGGTTTATTTATCTTCTTTACTTTTCTAGCCGTAGCTCGTGCATCTGCAGGAGTCGCATACTTTATACTAACGGTATCCCTTGGGTTTTCATCAGTATAAAGTCTGCGTCCTGACCCTTTCGGCTTTTTGCCTGTGCCAGTTTTAGGGTCTTTAGCGATAGCCTCCCCCTTTGGCCTTGTACTGCTTCGCTAACATCTGTGCTTTTCTAGCACTCCACTGACCAGGCTTTCCCCCCTTAGAACCTGCTTTAATTCTACTGAATAAAGCTTTTCTCATGGTAGGCTTGGTGTAGTTTCCTGCCTTATTAACAGTGCTACCTCCCTTGGCAAAGCCTGAAAGAGATGATAATGATTTAGCCTGTCCTGCGTGTAACTTAGAAGCCTTTTTAAGACCCTTAATTACCTTTTTGACTTTGGCTTTGTTTTGCGTAGTAGTCATACTACTAGCCTTTCATTATCTTATAGCCTTTGGCTTTCGCTGCAGCTCTAAGCTGAGGAACGGTCATGCCACCTGCTGCGTATCCTTTTT